TGATATAAATACATTAAAAGATGAAGTCACAGATATAAAAGACTCGTTGAGATTAATTTTAGACAAGCTGAATTCTCGGGATTAACTAGATGGCTACAATTACATTAAGAACAGTTAAAGGAAGTCCTCTAACTAATACCGAGGTCGATGATAACTTTACTAATCTAAATACTGATAAGTATGAGTCTGGTGACAGTGTTGATGTCCACGATCTTTCAGTCTCTGGCAATACTATTTTTAGTATTGCATCTTCAATAGAAGCAGCAGGAACGACACAAGAAACTGCCACTAGCTTAACAACTAGTTACAGTATAGTAACAACTGCAACAACAAATCAAGGAGTGGTGTTGTCACTAGCAGAGACAGGCAAGAATGTCAAAATAGTAAACGCTACATCAGTAACAATCAAAGTATATCCAGCATCATCAGAAGAAATAGATTCTTTAGGAGTAAATACCGCAAAATCCCTAGCACCTGGTGCTAGTCTAGATTTAGTATGTATATCAAACTCACTTTGGAAAACATTACTATCTGTTGTTGTGTTTGACTCTTCTGGAACTCAATTAAACTAGGAACAACGAGATGAACCCAATACGAATTAAGGCATCAGCCACTCCAATTGGATCTGCAAACTTTCAAGGTTTGCAGGAAATGACAAATAACGAAATCAACCAATATCTTTCTGCGGTAATTACTCAGAAGTTTGCTGATGATACAGATGGAACTGGAACTGCGGAAATTAATGTTGATACTACAAATTCTCTTTCTGGTACTTCTATAGGATCATGGACGAATCAAATAAGAAATGATGCAATTGGAACTCATCCAACTGACGGATCTACTGTAAATACCACGTATTATTTCAAGCAAGTAACTTCTTCGGCTACTGAAAATATTACTACTAGACCTGTTGGATATGATGCTGGCATTAAAGAATTTTCAGATGCTGGTATCGATACTGACATACTTGATAATGTAATTGAAGATATGGTAATTGGATCTGGTTATACTGTTGGACAGTATCACTTATCTGCATCGGCGCCTGCAGGCGGTACTTGGACTGCTAGATATACTATTACTGATAGCACACAAGGAGGAAATAATACAGTTTATTTGTGGCAAAAAACCGCTCCTTCTTTATCCGGCAATGCAGACTTAGCATCACTCAAACTTGATGGCACAAACGTAAAGATGATGTCTGATGCAGAAATTGAACAACTTGTTCCTAATTTTAGAAACAGAATTATTTCTACTGGAATAGGTACGTATAAACTACAAACTTCAATTCCTTCTAGCGCAGGAACTTGGGTTCAGGCGGGAGATGCTCTCGTTGATACCAGACAAGAAGTTGCGTCAGAAAATTATTCTGGAACATACACTGGAAACTATACTGGAAACTATACTGGTAATTATAGTGGCAATTATAGTGGCACTTATTCTTCGTATTACACAGGTTCTTTTACTGGAAGTTATACTGGCTTTTATACTGGACCAGATACTTTTGTTAGTTCTTCGTCATCGTCCTTCTCTGGAACATATTCAGGAACATATGCAGGCTCTGGTTCTTATGCAGGAGCTTATTCCAATACTTTCGTCAACTGGAACCCGGTATATTATAGCGGATATGTAGCTGGATATTATGCAGGATTCTACACGGGATATTTTACAGGATTCTACACAGGGACAGCTAACTATACTGGTTACTATACTGGTTCATATGATAGAACATACATAGGTTATTACGAAGGAACATCACAGTACGCAGGAACTTATACTGGATATTACTCACGCAGTTTTTCTAGTAGCTTTGTTGGATCATACACTGGAGCATACACTGGAACATATTCTGGAACATATTCTGGAGACTATGCTGGTACATATGCCGGAGATACTATTCAAGCAACTACTGAAAACACATCAACAGTAAGACTTTGGTTAAGAACTGCTTAAATTGAGTTGAAATTGATACTATATAGTTATATAGTTTTTTAAATAATGGAGTTAAGATATGTCAAATCTAGAAGTTGCAGTAGACACCTCTGTACAACAAGTGTCTACATCTATTCGCAAAAAGAAATATAAAAATCCTTACTGGTCAAATAAAGATAATCGTCATCTTATTGTTACTATAGAACATGAAGACGGAACTAATTCTATGGCTTCTATTATGGATCCTGATAACACAAATAAGGACATGAAAGAAGTTTTAAATCAATTCACCGAAGAAGAGATTGATGCGAATACTAAAGAAGGCCTAGAACGCCGAAACCAGAACATAAAACTTGAAATGGAAAGAAGAGAATCTCAAGCAGCTCGGAATATGCAGGAAGCATTGTTTAACTGTAAACTTGAAGCATTTGAGGTTGAAGCTATCAAGAACTCAAAAAATACAGAACTGAAGCGTATGATTCGTAAGTCTAAGTCAATCATGGAAGTTCAAGCATACGCTACTATTTTGTTAATGAAGGAACTTGAGAATGGCAAAGAAGCAGACTAAAGGATTTGTCATTGTTGCTTCTGTCAAAAAAGGTTTTTATCGTTACGCAAAAGTACTAGCAGAATCAGTACGAGATTTTTATCCAGAAGCTAACATAACATTTTTCACATACGAAGAATGGGTTGAGCCCGAAGATTATACACTGTTTGATAACATTATAACTGAAGGCATTCCTCGGCACATCCGTGCTAAACTTTGGGCGCTTAACAAAACTCCATACGACATTACTTGTTATCTAGACGCTGATATGATGTGTGAGCATGAAGATATTCAGAATGTGTGGGACGAATTGCCTGATGATATGGATATCGTATTCACTAAGAATCGTCCATACAATGCCAAACTAACTAAGTTAGCAGAAGGCGAAGAGATGACTTGTCATTGTGGGTTCTTTATATATAGAAAGAATGAAGCAACGATGAATCTTATGGGAGCATGGTACACTGAGTTTCTAGCACAGACGGAACCAGACTACGACATGCTGCATTATCCACAAGATGCTAGAAAGTGGGACACATTTACTATGTGGAGACTTCTTACATATGGTGAAAAAGGTGTTAAGTGGGGATATATTAAAGAGCCAGATGCTCGTTGGAACTTTGTGAACGGATATCATTTTGAAGAACTTCAAGGAACTGATATTGTTTTGTATCATCACACAATTCCACCAAATAAGTTAGACTAGGAGTTTAGATAATGAAATGGATTAATATTAATAATACTGAAATATCAGAAATTTTAAACTCTTATAGTGATTGGTTTTTTGAACAAGACTTAACAGAACTAGACAAAATTGCTAACAACGAAGAAAGGCACCAAGGATACACGCTACCAAAAGCATGTGGTCTTGAGCATCTAGAAGAAATTGTCTCTAAAGATGGCAAGCATATAGGATATCCTGAGAAAACAATTTCAGTAGACATTGCTTCTGAAGGGAGAGTGCCTCCAGAACACAAGAAAAAATGCAGAGACATGGCGACTACACTGTGTTCTTATCTAGGTGCTAGAAATCAAGCTGTCAATGTGTATTATCCAGCAACAGGTTTCATGGGATGGCATAACAACTGGAATGCATCGGGATACAATATTCTTCTATCTTATTCAAAAGAAGGAAATGGATTCTTTCGTTACAGAGATCCTATAACACACGAAGTTGTGAATATGCAAGATAGACCAGGCTGGACATGCAAGGTAGGATATTTTGGTAAAGGCAGAGAGCCTGACAAAGTGTTTTATCACTGTGCAGGCTCACATGAACAAAGAATTTCTCTAGGCTTTGTCATACCACATTTAGAAATGTGGCGTGACATGATTGAAGACATTTCAGGCGAAGACGCTACTTCTTACCAATAGCCATAAATCGATCAAAGAAAACTTTACCTTCCCAGTTATAATAAAACTGCTCTATTTGTCCTGTGTAGAGTGGTTTTGTTATGCCTGTGTTTTCTAGATGCTCATCTATGTTAGACACACAGTTGATGCCATACATTTCCTGAATTACGTTACTAGACTGTAGAGCAAACATACAATCAGGATTCTTTGTTGTTAGTTCTTTGAGAGGATACATCTGTTCACAACCTAAAGAAATAACAATATCAGTATCAAGCGCATTGATATCATGAAACGCAAATGGAATATCTAAACAGAGATGATTGATATCCATTCCTTGATCTGTGTAATACTTGTTAAAAACTTTAGACAATTCTAGTGCTTCGTTATCAATATCAATCAAATCCATGTGCTTTACTTTGATATTCTCACAGATTAGAGGTACAAGAGGAAAGCCCAGCCAAGAATTTAATACAATAATATTATATGCTTTCTGTTCAGATGGAGGAATCCCATCATTTTCAGCTTGTATTATTTTTACTAGATTTTCCATCATCCAAACAGCAGCATCCATAGTGTTTGGGTTCATAGACTTTCTAAAGTCATCATGTTTGTGAGGCATTTCGTGCTCAATCTTGTCAAGCGCCATGCCCCAATATCTGAAACTAGTCAGAAAATTCAATTTTAACATCTTGTGGTCTCTCCATCGAATCGTATAAACATATAAAAGGTGTCTCTCTGTATTCAAATACTTTCACATCATTTGGGTATTGATACCCGTAGTTATAACTGTATACCCAACCACTAGGAAAGTGTCCTATATGATCGTGACTAAACTTGTTATAAAATAAATTATCTAGTCCTCTAAAATAGAAAAACATTTGACTAGGATAGTCTCTAATCATCTTATTGAATCTTTTCATTTCTTCTGATTCAATTAGACTATCGTTCCATCTTAACACACTAGAATTTAAATCAGTATACTTGTGTGGTACATGCTCAGTATCTTTTTTCATTTTTTCTAGATTGCGCCACTCAGTCTTTACAAATAATAATTTGTTCTTGCACGGATGCTGTATAAAGTAGTCTATGTTTCTCTGAAGACCTATATCTAAATCCAAAAATAACTTTTCGCCTTTTTGTGTGACAACATTACTATCAAACAAATAAAGTTTGTTCCACCACTTTTCATAGTAGTTATCGTCTGGCAAAGCTATGACATTGATAGTTTTGAAAAGTCCATCACTATCTTCAGTGAGGCAATAAAATTCAAAATCTTCTTCAACATTTTCTAAACAATGTTTGTATATCTCATTCACATGAGATGAAGAGTACTTTGTTCCCCATTTAACTGTATAGATGTGTATCATTGCCAATGCGCTAATAAGTCAGGATCTGCTAAGTCATCTTGTTTAGTGCTGCCACGACTTTTATCTTCAAATGGCAGCAAGTCAATGTTGAATACACAAAGAATAGCACCTGGGCGATAAGTATCTACTCTCAGATCATCTTCGTCCCAAGATCGGCCACGATTGTATGAGTATGCCATCCAACTTGGGAAATGTCCCCATAGCTTTTCTTTACTAAAATCACCCCATCGCCAACTGTGATAGTTGTCAGTACCGTCAGTGAATGTGAACCATATTTGTTCTTGATGCTTTAACACATCTTTCCAAATAACTTCACATTGATCGTCACTCCATACTTGACAGCTACCGTTAGTATAAGCACCATGAGCAAGTTTAAACTGTCGGGTGTTCATTGGTCGAGGGTCTTGCCACCAACTGCGAAGTTTAGTAGGACGATCTAAGTCGTATGTAATGATAGGCCCCATATCATTCTGGATAATAACATCCAGATCCAAAAAG